CGTACAAACACCATCTGAACTATGTCAGAGGCTATCTCATACGACCCATCACAGTACTCCTTGATAAAGCCTGTGAGTCTCTTAAAGTTCTCCTTGTAGAATGTTTCTATGTTCCCCACGACACTTGCACCATAATCAAACCTATGCCGATTTGTACTAGGTGCAGTCCTTTGTATTCATCTGTCGCTTCGTAGTAGGCGTAGTTGATGCCTACCATAAGACCTGTCAATGGACTAAACTCTATCTGCATACTGGCTTAGGTTTTTATTTTCTTGTTGTAATATACGATTGTTTTCAAGTAATTCAATCGTCCTGTTTTTCAAGTTATTAACTTCCGCCTCCAGCTCGTGTATTCTCATCTTGTGTCTAGTGAGTGTTGCCGCTAGTTTGTTTCTAGCCTTGATGTCCTTCGTGGGGTTGCTGTTCCAGACATCTTGTGCCACCTCGTAGAAGTGCTGGTACATCTTAGACCAGTTGTAGTTATCCTCGTGGTTGCGGATGGCGTGTAGTACACTTGCGTGGTTTCTATCAAATATCCTGCCTATCTGCATCAGAGTCATCTGGTTACGCATCACGACCATCATCGCTGATCGTGCGAAGACTTGGTCTTCTTGGCGTGTATTGTTAGGGATAACTCCGATGAGTTCGTAGTATTCACTTAGTACTGTGCTTAAATCTTCCATTTGATTTGTTTCTCTTTTTCTATTATACGTTGAAAGGGGATTCTATGTAGTCCCCCTGTTGAGGTGTTGCGTACTATGTAGTAGCTGCCTCCTACTTCTATGTCTGGCTCATCGCCATCTAGTCTAGTCTGTAGTGCGATGTGAGTCTCTAGGCAGATGAACTCCATACCGTTAATCTCAAACCGCTGACCGTTTAGCATCTTCCTTTTAAACTCCATCCATACATCCCTCTAGGGCTTTTTGTAGTTTGACGTTTTCCTTCTTTAAGTCGTACACCTCCTGCTTCAGTTTTCCATTCTCGATTTGCGAATCAAGAATTAACCTATCTAGGGTATTGAAGTAGTCGGTGATATGTCTATAGACTGCTGCCGTGTCGGAGCAGATATGAAATACCTCCCAGAGTTGCTCTTGGTTCATCGGCTCTTGGTTGCCTAGCTCTTGGCTGAGATAGGTCAGACACTTGTACAGCTCGGCTTCTTTCTCTAGGTAGTATAGCCTGTTACCCTCAAAATGGAGACTCATCTATTATGCGTTCTTTAGTTATCAAATCTAGTCCTTTTATCTCGAATCCACAGTTCCCTACCTTTGACCGTAGTCGGATAGGGTCATTAAGTGCGGTAGGTCTACCGCCAGACTCTAGCTCCTTGACCTTGCGAATATGCACGTCAGTATATATCCAGTCTCTCTCGTGAGAAATATAACGATGAATACAGATGAACTCGTCAGAGCGGTTCACGAACTTACCACCACCCTCTACATCGGATGCCATCACAGGCATCGTATGCCCACTATATGGATGGCTACCTGTGTGTACTTTCCTCAAGGCTTGAGTAACAGGATGCGTATTGACTATGGTCGTGACTCGGTACTCCTTACAGAACTTGCGTATGTTACTGGTCACTTCGTAGTGGTACTCGTGAGTACTTCCTGCTATTACGTTATCCTTCTTTATGGTTAGCGAGTTGTAGGGATCAATAAGGAATCCCTCAAACTCCCAAGCATCGTATACCTCTCTGGCTATCTGTAGCAGCTCAAAGGCATCTACGATAAGCTCCGAATCTAAGAACGCCCAATGTGCTTGGACGTATGAGTGATGTCTCCAGAAGGTAGGCTCGTCTATTTGGTTGATAGGCTTCCCAGCTAGGAACTCTATGAGCTTACGCTGTAGGCTTTGTACCTCGTTCTCTGACGAGTATACTAGCCACCGTGTGCCGTTCTCTAATGTGTGTAGCAGTTGTAGGTAGGTCATCGTGTGGGTCTTACCTACGTTAGCGTGACCTGTGACAACGATAAAGTTGCCCTTCTTGAATCTTAAGTATTCGTCTATATCTGGTATCCCGAACTTAGATGCCTCTGCTATTTTACCCTCTCTCGCTTTCTCTAGGTAGGTTAGGGTTTTGCTAGTGTCTACTATGTGTTGGTGAATCATACCCCTAAATTAACATTCCATTTTTAATATCCTACAGGAAGGACAAAAAAAAGAGGAGTATTTCTACTCCCCTTGCCTAACACAATCAACCTACTAGAATGGTAGTCCATCTGTCGTAGCCTGTCCGTTTGTCGCAACTTCCTCTCTAGCTGAGAAGTGCGTCTGGTATGTGGTGTCCTCTTGCTTAGATTCGAGTACCCACTCTACAAAGCTGTCTGCTACCTTCAGTACATCGGTACTCTTAGCACCCTTGTCTTTTAGTAGATCAACTGCTGCCTTGAGACAGCTCTGCTTTACAATCATCTTTTGCTTATCATCGCCTCCCGATGAGTAGCTAGGCGTGTAACCTCCTTGTGAGTACACAGGCTTAATCTTGTTGCCGTACTGCGTACTGCTCAACTCGTACTCCACCTCTTGACCTACAACGAATTTGTCTTGGTCTGGCTTCACAGAGGAGTACTCGCCAGAGTCTCCATTGTCCATAGATACAAAGAACTTATACAAAGTCTTTCCATCTCTCAGTTGGTAGTCTCCCTTCGGAGATACCGATACTACTTTTGCTTTCATAATTATTGATTGTTTAAAGTTTCTAATTGTGCATAGTGAGCCTCTAGCATAGCTGCTCTCTCTTTGAGCCACTCGCTACCTATCTGGTCAGCGAAGGCTTCTAAGTCATCAATGACTTGGTAGAAGTTGTTTTCTGTATTCATCTCTCTAAGAATTTAAAGCGAATCTATACAGAAGATTTTACTTATGCAAAATTATTTGTGAATTATTTTTCCCTCTACCACAATCTGGCTAGAGTTCTTGGGGAGGTCAAGTGCTGGTTCAATGACCACAGCCTTGATGAATTTCTTGTTATCGTCTACTACCATCCCTGCATCTACTAGGGCATCCTGCGTGAACTTGATAGCCATTATGCAGTTGTCTAGGTCATAGCGATAGTTGACCCTAGCGGTAATGGTACAGTACTCAAACTGGAAGTCGTAGTCTAGTTGGTCGGTAACGACCTTCTTCCACTTAGTCTTCTCCTTACTCCTAAACGTCCAATGCGGAGAGGAGTAGAACTTATTGAGGCTGGGTATCTTGCCCAGCTCTATGACTATCTTGGTATGGTCAGATATCATTAGCTAATAATCTAAGACCCATCTCTGGGTCAATCTTAGCTATCTCACCTATGAGCTGTAGCTCTCGTTGTTTCGCTTCCTGCTTCTCCTGTTCGGTACTGTCGATACCTATGTTCGTGTATATTCTAGCCATCTCTTGTAGGATGGTATCAATAGCAGGGTTTCTCATAAAGTCAATCATTTGTATCTAGTCCAATACCTTACGGTGTTCTGGTCGTAGAATCCGAAGTGGGATAGGAGGTGATTGGTATAGTCATCCTGTACCTCCTTGTTTTCGATCTTGTGCCAATGGCTACGCCAGTCGATTACATTTTTTTTCTTGCCCATAATAGTATAATATATTATATTATTATATTATTATTATATATATTATTATATAATACCCCCCTTTAGGGGGGGTTATATATATATTACTTAGTAAATAACTTACTTATATACTTAAGTAATAGAGCAATACTAATCAAAATAAATGAGATAGACAATAGGTACTTCCAGTTGTTATAATTCTTTTTTTCTTCGTAAACAACTTGAGGTACTTTGACTACCTTCTCAATTCGTATCGTGTCTGGTAGACACTCAGCCTCTACCGTGATAGTGTCGTAGGAGCGTTTTAAATGCACTCTAACGTCATTACTTTTCAAAGTGATGGTATCTATCGTCTTTAAAATTAAAGTGTCTCTAAGGGCTTTATTTTCGGTTATGATTACCGTGTCCACTCTTACCGCAACCGAGTCTAGTATCGTTGGGTCTTTTGCAATCGCACGTTTCAGGTGATACTTCGCACCACAAGACACGAGGAGCAGGGTGATTAGCCCTGCCCCTATTGTTCTTCCTACCCATCTAGCTACCACACGCTTCACAGTCTTCTGGGTTTTCTATGTTGCAGCTAGGCTGCTCCTTGTTTTCTAATTCATTAACAAAGTCCTCGAAGTCATTCGAGAATCCAAAGTCGGTGTTATTCATCTATTCTTCTCCTTTAGCTGCTTTGACTACGTTGCGGTATCTCTTTCTAGCTTCCTCGTATGTTGCTAGTACTTTCTCGTCTAGGTCAGTAAAGCCTAACCAGTAGCCCCAGAATCGCTTGTGCGTCTCTTTGATCCACAGCCAGAATACTCTTAAGTGTTTCATTGTTATCTCATTTTTAATAGTTCATTCTCTTTCTCAAGGTAGTCTACCTTTACACGCAGGGCAGATACCTCTTGCGTTAGTGTGAGTACTTGGTTTCTTAGCTCGTCCTTCTCATTGGCACTATGAGCTAGTAGCTCCTCAAGGTTTCTGACCCTAGCCTTGAGGTCATCACGGTATAGCGTTGTGTCGTTGTTTGCGTTATCCTCTTTGCGCTCCTCTGCCTTCATCTTCATCCTGTTGGTGTAGAAGGTGAATGCTGCACCACTTCCTAGTACCGTAACTGCCGTAACTGCTATTTGTATCCAAGCCTCCATTATCTCCTATCTCTGTGTATTCTTTCTGCGTTTAATCTACGCACCACACCCCAAGCAGAGAAGGCTAGGACAAACCAGCCCCAATGTGTGGGGGATGCAAATATCGTACCCTGTATAGTGTACATCAAGAAGGTAGCGAAGTATGCACTCATCGTCAGCATACTAGCTTTCATACGGCATTCTAAGTCCTCGTTGGCTACGCAGTACAACTGGAACAAGCCAAAGCTAATACACACTAGGTTATATATCGGCATCAAGCCTATCTCCATTATGGTCACAATAGGAGAGAGTACAACTAGACATACCGCCAGAGTTATCTCTGTAGGTTGGCTATCGCTGTATAGATAGATGCTTCTTAGTTTCTTGCCTAGTGCTTTGATACGTTTCACTTCTTTGCGAATTTCTCAAGTCCTGCTATACCAAAGCTGCCGAGTGTCACGATCAGGAAGGAGTTGTACACGAAGTCATTGATCGGCAGATGACTACCGAAGAACCCTGTGACTACATCTACCAGCATCACAATAACCATAATAGCAAACGACAGGAAGCCTATGATAGTCTTCTCGTTGTAGTCGTTACTGTTCTTGAATATCTCGGCAAACTTTATCATTCCTCTATCAAGTGTGCAAACTTCTCCGACACTTGGAAGCTCGGACAAGCCTTTGCTGCAAATTCGTTATGTCCTGCTAGTTTAGCATTTGGGTACTTATCCATTAAGCCCTTGAGCAATGACTCCATAGAATCCAGCTGCTCATCGAATAGCGTGTCCTTAGGGTTCATATCTTCGTCACATCCTCCTACATAGCATACGCCTATAGAACGTGCATTCTGCCCTTTGGTATGCGCTCCGCTTACGTCTAAGTCTCTACCGTGTCCGATAGTACCGTCTAGCTCAATGACATAGTGGTAGCCGATATCTGACCACCCTCTGCCGTTAACGTGCCAGTCTTTGATCGTATCCGTTGATACGTCACGTCCTTCTGGAGTAGCTGCACAATGTATAATGATGTAGTCTATTTCTCTCATTCTTCGTCTACTTTAGTTATGTTTCCGATTCCTTGATTCCACATATCTCCCTTGCAGCACTCTCTGCTGTATGTATTCTTGTCCTTGCACAGGCAGCCTCTACGCTTGTCCTGTGGTACGTTCCATCTAGGTCTCATATCTTAGGTGTATGTATATTCAAGTGTTGCAGCAGCTGAATACCATAAGCCATTTGTATTGAAACGAATAGTAACCAAATCGCCCGAAGTAAATGTAGCATTACTACTAGTCAATGTCTGCGTTATTGTAGTCATTGCAGCATTAGAGTGGGATATATAATCACCCGTCCAGACCACGCTTCGGTTTACTTCAACTCTAAAGCGTGTTGAGGTTGCTGTCATCGTACCACCATTCTGCAAACACTTGAACATTATTTTACTAACATATCCTGCACCTGTAACTACAACCCCTTCGGCATTTGATGCAGCTTGACTACCTTCTGAGTATCCGTTTATTGGGAAGAAGTACCAAGAGGTGTCCACATTAGAGCTGTGGTACATAGCACTTTCGACACGCCATATATCGTCACCACCGCCGCCTCCTATGTTGCTAGGTGCAATTTTTACATTTGTACTACCATCATACCCTACCAAGAAGTCTACATTGGCAGTATCGGTTCTAGTAGTAAAGTCGCTGAACTTTTTGTTAGCCATCGTTATAAGGTTTTGATTGAGGTATTAAGGAAGTCGCTAAGTTCATCTTCCGCCTCTTGGTCAATCGCTGCTACGCCATCAGTACCTAATTCAGTAGTAACCCATCCGAGTACTATCTCCTCTGTAAGGTCTTCAAAGGGTACGAAGTCGGTGATGCTTGAGGTGTCAATAGTTGCCTCTTTAAACAACGCATACGAACCTTCGTTACCTGTAGCAGTTACATTGTAGTTTACCAAGTAGATGACATCGCTATTGCCGTCTAGCGTGTTGTATACCATCACATTATTTATCTTCCAAGTGGTAGCCATATCTTATTCTTCTTCGTTAAACCAATCAGCAGTTAGAGCCTCTAGGCTCGTCAAGTCGCTAGGGTAGTCTGGATGCGCTACAATCGCAAACAACCCACCATCCTTATGCTCGATAAGGTATGCCCATCTTACGCAGTTTACCATATCGTAATTAGAACCTGCTGTTACTTCATCGTTGTATGCTTGGCATTCTGCCTCTGTTCCTGTGTAGTACATAATTAGTATGTTCCGTAGTAATCGTTTACTGCTGTGTTAATATCGGATACGCTGCTGTCGTAGTCCACATTGAATAGGACATATTCAGACATTTTTTGTGTGCTTACATTAGTAGAGCTATTACCCGCTATGCGCCACATTTGATGCTGTCCTGTTCCGTTTACTGTCGTTCCGTTGGTCTTAGGGTTTAAGGCATTTTGATAAAACTTAACATTACCGCCTACATCTCCGTGTGTTACGATAAAGATGTTAGGGTCGAATAAGTCCACAGCGAAACCGCCATAGCCAAAGAAGAACGACTGCGCACCCGATTGATAGGTAAAATTACCGCCTGAATTGGCACGAAATTGCCAACGACCATTTGAACTACTGCTACCAATTAAACAATACTCACGCAAGGCAGGGTCAGTATCTAAATCGGTAACAAGGATATGCGTAAGGTTCTTGCTTGTTATATCTATTTGATTCCCGAAAGGTGTTGAATCTGAGTTTACACGCATTTCACGACCTGTAGCAAATGATACCGCAGGTTTGCTGTTTACCTCAATCACGCTACCGCCCGACTTTATGACAGGCATAGAAGCCAACGAGGTCATCACTAAATTATTACTTGCTGCTTGGTCGTACCAAGTGCTAACATAGAGGTTGCTATCGCTAGGCAGACTTGCCGTGTCTAGGTTGCCGTCTCCGTCAAACCCAATATCCGTAAAGGTTGTACCATCGGGAGTAACTTTAATGGCGTTGCCTTCATAGTCGCTTCTTAGTTTACGAAGGCTATATGCTACTACTGCTCCGCTATATGTATCAAGCAAACCGTCTCCGCCTCCACCGCCTAAGTCTTTGTAGGTGATACCCCAGTCAATAGTATTGTCAGTCCTACCGCTACCGAAGTTAGTAGTCTCGTATATCTTACCCCAGTCTATTGTGTTAGCCATTGTTCTTATTCTTTTTCATTAGGTAGCGTTTCAGCTTCTGTATGTTCTCCGCCTTCGGCTTGTATACCTTCTTGACTATAAAACCCATCCATTGAAGTTTTGATTCTTACTAGGGTACATATCGTCATTACTGGATGTGTTGTACTCTGGATAGCGACTGCTATAGAATGCCATATGATCTACGAACCTACGGCTATAGTGTTCTGCTATGTCTCGCTCCTTTTGTACTAGGTAGTCTAAATCCTGTTTTGTAATGGTAGTGCCGTTCTCTGCGCTTTTAGTATAGATGCCACCGTTGGCCACCTTGTAATGGATATACGGGAGTATCTCAATGGCTGCCCAATGAATCACCATATCCTGTATGTAGTTTGTAAACAGGGTCAAGTAGTTACCTGTGAGCGTATCCCCATCTATGTCACTAGCTATTTTCTTGAAGAGCTTAGTGCCTAGTATGTTCTGTATGTGGATGTCTTGGGCTATCTTGATGAACTGTATCATCTGGTCTCTATCCACGTTGCCGTT